CGCAAGGCTGATAAGTTGGCTAATACTTATTTCAAGAACTTCCTTGAGGGCAATATCAATGGAATTGTTCACCCGTCTATTCGTACCCTTGCGGCACGAACTGGTCGTATGTCTATTACCGAACCTGCTCTACAAACTTTGCCGTCTGGCGATGCTACTGTTCGTCGTGCTTTTATTCCTAAAGACGATGACCACCTAATCATTTCTTCCGACCTTGACCAAGTTGAGTTCCGTCTAACTGCTAACTTCAGCCAAGACCAAGACCTAATCAATCTGTTCAATGAAGCAGACCGTGTAGGTGGGGATGTGTTTACCGAGATTATGCGTCAGGTATATCAAGACCCTACTGCTCAAAAATCAGACAACCGACGCAAACTTATCAAAGGTGTAGTTTATGGAAAGTTGTACGGTGCTGGTGTAGCGACTATGGCTCTAACTGCTGGTGTAGCAGATGCTCAGATGAAAACTGTTGTTGATGCTTTTGATGCCAGTTATCCTGGTGTTCGTCATATGGCTCAGGCTATTGAAGATTCTGGTATGCGTCGTTTACGCTCTGAGGGTGTTGGTTATGTAAAAACTAAGACTGGTCGTAGATTGCCTTGCGACGATGACCGTGTTTATTCTTTAACTAACTATTTGATTCAGGCTAGTGCTGCTGAAATCTTCAAGCAAAATCTGGTAAAACTAGACCAAGCAGATTTGACTGATTACCTAATTGTTCCCGTACACGATGAAATTGTTCTAAATGTCCCTAGAAATGATTACGAAGACATTATGCAAACTGTAAGACAATGTATGACTACAACAGACGGCTGGGCAGTTCCTTTGACTGCTGGCGTAGATGGTCCTTTTGAGAATTGGGGTAGCAAGTACGATGCCTAAGCGTTTGATTCTTTCGGTAGACCCTGGCAAAGCCAGCGGTATTTGCCTATTTGAATATGAAAAAGGGTACGAACCAAAACTTATTTGGTCTGGTGAATATCAGCAAAATGAATATGCTGAGCCAATTAGAAATGCTCTACGCTCTTCAATTGAGTTTGCTATGCCTATTGATGTCGTTTGTGAAAGATTTACCATCAACGCTCAAACTGTTAGAAACTCTCAAGCACCTTATTCTCTAGAACAAATCGGTATTCTAAAGCAAATTCTTTTAGACCACCGTATGAACCCTGAAGATATAATACTTCAATCCCCTGCCGACGCTAAGGCTATGTTTAGCAACGAAAAACTTAAGACCTTAGGCTTTTGGCACAAAGGTGGCGAGGGTCACGCACTTGACGCAATACGACACGCCGTGCTACGATTAGTAAAAATTGGTTGGATTCCCAACAAATTGTTGGAATAATTAGAGATACTAGCAAGAAACTACAAATAACTTTCTGCTTTCTGTGCTAGTATCTAAGTAATGACGAAAGGAAAACCTTATGACTATTAGTGTGGAACTAGACACTACTGGCTCAGACATCATCATTGATGCTGATTGGCGTTTCAAAGAACTATGTAAGAGTTTGCCCGGTGCAACTTTTGACGGTTCTATAAGTAAATGGAAAGTGCCTGTATCTTGGTCTGCTTGTTTAGCACTACGCTCAACATTCAAAGATGAACTTGTACTTGGAGATGCTCTAAAGGCTTGGGCTTCAAATGAGCGTGCTACTCGTATTGACCCATCTATGGCTCTACGCGACCTTGAGGCTTTGCCTGATGGCGAAACTGGAAACGAAGATTTATTCCCACACCAGCGTGCTGGCGTAAAGTATCTATCGGTTGCTAAGCGTGCTCTTCTTGCTGACGAGCCCGGTCTTGGTAAAACTGCTCAGGCTATTCGTGGTCTAAAGCAGATTCAAGAAAATGGCGATGCCGTATTCCCTGCGATGATTGTCTGCCCTAACACTTTGAAGAAAAACTGGAAACGAGAGTTTGCTAAGTGGTGGCCAGAAGTTACTGTACAAATTATTTCTGGTACTGCTACTCAACGCCGTAAGCAGTTTGAAGAGCCAGCAGATATCTACATTATTAACTGGGAATCACTACGCTCTCACTCACGCCTAGCACCTTACGGTTCTATTGCTCTTGCTCGCTGTAAGGCTTGTAAGGGACACGATGACCGTGTTAGTGAAAACAAGTGTGAAGTCCACGAGCGTGAACTAAACAGAATTGATTTCAAGGCTGTTGTGGCTGACGAGATGCACCGCTCAAAGGACCCTAAGTCTAAGCAGAGTCGTGCTCTATTTGCTGCTACTGGCGATGCCGAGATTCGTTTTGCCCTAACTGGTACTCCAATGGCAAATAATGTTCTAGATATGTGGGCAATTCTTCACTGGATTAGCCCTAAAGAATTTCCTACCAAGACTAAGTGGATTGACCGTATGGTAAATACAATGCTCAATGCGTTTGGTGGAATGATGGTTCTCGGTCTAAAGCCACATATGGAAGAAGAATTCCACAAGACTGTTGACCCACTTATGCGTCGTATGCTCAAGGCTCGTGTACTTCCTTGGCTACCTGAAATGATGTTTGAGCGTAGAGATGTTGAAATGTCTACTAAGCAGAAAAAGGCTTACGAGCAAATGCGTGACAATATGATTGCATTGCTTGAAGACCCGTCTGGAAGTGCCGAGACTTTGGTTGCTCCTAGCGTTCTCACTCAGACTACTCGTTTGCTTCAGTTTGCTAGTTCTTATGCTGAACTTACAGCAGATGAAAAAACTGGTGAGCCTAAGGCAACTTTGTCAGCCCCATCTTGTAAGGTAGATGCTCTTATGGATGATATTAAAAATGGAGACTTCGGAGACGACAGTGTTGCTGTGTGTGCCGTATCTCGCCAGTTGCTTGAACTCCTTAGTGAAGAACTTACTAAGGCTAAGATTCCGCACGGAATGATTACTGGTGCTAAGTCAGAAGACGAGCGTCAAGAAGCAATTGACGATTTCCAATCTGGTCGCATCAAGTGGATTCTGTTCACTGACAAGGCTGGCGGTGTCGGTGTTACTTTGACCGCAGCGCGCCGTTTGGTTATGCTACAGAGACCTTGGTCTCTTGTGGACCACAAGCAAGCACTTGACCGCGTTCACCGCATTGGTTCTGAGATTCACGATTCAGTAATAATTATGGATTATGTTACCGAGGGGACTATTGAAGAAAGAGTCATCCAAGTTCTTGAAACTAAGGCTGATAACTTTGAACAGATTGTTCGCGATAAGAGTAAATTACTAGAGTTGCTAAAAGATGACAAAGCAGGTAAGTTATAAATATGAATGACAAAACTACAAACGAAGTAGAAATCTCCGTTGAAGAAAAAAAGCCTTATACGCTTTCTAACTCAGAGATTCAAGTATTCAAGGATTGCCGTCGTAAGTGGTGGCTCGGTTATTACCGTCGCCTACAGCCACGCCAAAAGCAATTCACTGGTGCTCTTGCCTTAGGTTCTCGTGTTCACGAGGCTTTGGATATGCACTACTCAACTGGGCAAGATTTACTAGAGGCTCACTCACAACTTGTAGAGCGAGACATAGCAAAACTTGTTGCCGAGTATCGTGATACCTATGACCTTGAGGCAGAAGCCGAACTAGGTCGCATTATGCTTGAGGGCTACCTTGAGTGGATGGCAACCGAGGGTATTGATGCTGACCTTGAAATGATTTCAACTGAAGAAATTATTCAGATGCCGTTGTTTGATGGTGAAGTAGTTCTTCAAGGTAAGTTGGATATGCGTGTTCGTCGCAAAAGCGATGGCGTTCGTATGTTCCGAGATTTCAAAACTGTTGGTGGCTCATTCTCTGACTTTGCTAATCAAGCACAGATGAACGAGCAAATTCTTACTTATATGCTTTTGGAATCTGCTCAGAACAAAAATCCTGAAGAACGCTCTGAGGGTGGCATTTTCACAATGCTAAAGAAAGTAAAGCGTACTGCTAACGCACGCCCACCTTTCTACGAGCAGATTGAAGTTCGCCACAACCAGTACACAATGCGTTCTTTCTGGCAAAGAATTCACGGTACTATCTCTGACCTAATGGGTGTCAAGAAAAATCTTGATGCTGGGGCAGACCCTAATTTTGTCGCTTACCCAAGTCCTGGCAAGGACTGCAAGTGGAAGTGTCAGTTCTACACTATTTGCCCGCTTATTGACGACGGTTCTGCCGCCGAAGCAGCAATTAGTGAGATGTACGAGGTCGCCGACCCGTATGGTTATTACAAATCAGAAGACGAAAAGAAAGGTAGTGAGAACTAATGTCAAATGTACATCGTTCCCTAACTCTTATGGTCTATGGCGAGTCAAAAGTTGGTAAATCAACTTTTGCTGTCACAGCACCATACCCTCGCCTAATGCTAGATGTTGAGGGTGGACACAGATTTCTACCTATCAATGTCAAGTATTGGGACCCAATGCGTGAGGAGCCACCAGTGGCTGACGGCACTTGGGACACAGTAGTTGTACAGGTTCGTGACTACGATGTAGTCCTAAAAGCGTTCCAGTGGCTACAGTCTGGTAAGCACCAGTTCAAGTCGCTTATCATTGACTCCATCTCAGAACTTCAAGTGAAGTGTATGGACAACATTGCTGGTACAGAGCAGATGAAGATGCAACAGTGGGGCGAACTTCTTCGCCACATGGGTCATCTTCTTCGTGACCTGCGTGACCTAACTTCACACCCAACTCAGCCACTAGAGGCTGTAGTTATGACTGCTATGGCAAGTCGTGGTCAGGACAATCGTATGCACCCTTATCTACAGGGTCAGTTGAAAGTTCAGGCTCCGTACTTCTACGATGTTCTTGGTTATATTTCTAACGAGACCATTCCAAACCCAGACCCAACTCAGTTGCCTTACAAGGCACGCCGTATGTATGTGGAACGCACGGATGAAGTTGAGGCTGGAGAGCGTGTTCAAGGTCGTCTTGGTGCTATTGTTGAGCAAGAAAACCTTGGCGTAGAGCGTATGCTCGATATGATTTTCGGTCCAAAGACCGAGAAAAAGAAGTCGGCTTAGGAAACTAACCGATTTATTCAACCCCCTATAAATTAAGGAGATGCTATGAGTAGCATTAACTGGGCCGATTTAGTAAAGGATGCTGGAGAATCTTCTAGCGGAAATTACGAGCCGTTGCCCAACGGCGATTACGACCTCAAGGTAATTGAGGTAAAAGCAACAGTCACCGCTAGCGGTAAGACTATGTTCAAGTTGACTACGGAGGTCCAAGGCGGTGCTTACAACAAGCGTCGTATCTGGGATAACCTAGTTATCTCTCCAGAAAACAAGAACGCCTTGGCTATCTTTTTTGGAAAGATGGCTGCCTTAGGACTTCCTCGTGAGTTCTTCAACAACAACCCATCAAACGCTCAGATTGAGGCTTCGCTTGATGGTAAGTTGTTCCGTGCTCAGGTTGGCTCTAGAGAGTGGCAGGGTAGCAAGCGTAATGAACTAACTAAGTACTATGTTCAGGCTTCTCAGGTTGCTGCTCCAGTTGCCACAACTGCTGGTGCTGCGGTTCCACCGCCACCACCTGCTCCAGCCCCAGCCCCTGCTGGTGCTCCATTGTCTGCCCCAGACAACGCTCCTTTCTAGGAACTCA